GTCTCTATACAACGCACACTCAAAATTTTGAGCGACCGTACCTAAATTTAATTCAGGTGTTTCGTAATCCCAAGCAAATTCACCTGCGACTACTGACTTTTTATATCTGGTTAATTGTGTATAACCTATAATCTTATCGTCATGCCAATAAATGAAATGGTCTTTATCACCATATTCTTTATCAACTAATTCACTACCATGATCATCATATCCCTTATACTCACAATACTTTTTAAAGATAACATCACATTGTTTTTGCCAAGGGTTACCTTCTGGATAATATCTACCTATGACTTTGTTTTTCAAGTGTTGTCTATGTTTCTTTTTCACATAAAACTTCTCTAGATCAATTCTTGTAGTTCTTGCTTGTATCCATAGCTGTTTATCTGTTTCGTAAAAGAAAGCATCCATAGGTGTCCAACCTAAATTTAACGCTTGATCTTCTTCGTCTTTTTCAACTTCAGCTAATGCAAGTCCGTAGATGATATCATACTTCGTTGTATTGCCATAGATATGGTCATAAAATATTTTCACTATTCTTCATTCTTATGTTTTTGGTGTATTGGACCTATAGGTGTTTGTTCGCCATTTGTTGGTATGGTAGAATTAGGTTGTCCAGGTCTTTCATCTACATTAAACTGGTCTGGTTTTTCTCTTTCCCATTGTGTAAAATAACTATCGTCTGTAATACTATTTTCTCTAGTATTTTCAACTGTATAAAAATTTTGGTCAATCAGATAACCAGGATTACCTGTTAGTCTCTCTTCCATAAATGCGTCATCATACCATATCGTTCTATTGTTAGGATATGCGAAAAAGTTTCCGTCATCCATTCTAAACATATGAGCACACTTATGTTCTGGATCTTCACTAAAGTTTGTATCCAACATCGCTGCTTTATCTTCCCAACCAAAATCAATTGTAAACATGTAAGTACCTTTTCTTTTCTCACCATGCCAATCAACTAATTCTGCTCGACAGTTTGCAAGTCTATTTCTTCTATTCACATTTACATAAGAACTAAAACAATCCCAATACATGTGAATATTCAATGGATATTGTGGTGCGTCTTTTTTCCACACAAAAGCATTGATTGGTCTTCTTGTCCAGTTTACACCATTTGGTAATAAACATTCAAATAATATTGATCTTCTTTCCATACAATTAACTGTATGCACATCAGCAAATGTAAAGTCACCATGTCCTTTAGTGTGATTATAAAGATACTCGTTTCTTATGTAAGCACTAAATGGTGGTATGTTATGATTTAGATATGGCATTTTCTCTCCTATATTGCACAGCTTTCACAATACTCATCATATTCTTCTTGCGAATTAAATTCGCTTCTTGTTTTCATTTCTTGGTCTCTATCACCAACATTATGTTGTGGTTCATCATCATCATTTTTACTATCATATGTATTTTGATAATACGAAGTTTTCCAACCTAATTTATAAGTGGTTAGTAAATCTTTTGCCATTGTTGATAATGGCACTTCATTACCTTCATACTGTTCAGGATTATATGACCAATTACCTGATATGGCTTGATCAAAATATTTTTGCATTACTGCAACTACATTTATATAACCTTCATTACCTTGCATATCCCAAAGTAAAGTGTAGTGATTTTTTATGTAAGGGTACCCAGGAACTATTTGTTTGAGTGGTCCTTTCTTACTCTTTTTAACTGAAAGATAGTCTCTAGGCGGTTCAATGCCATTCGTCTCATTGCAGACAACACTCGAACTTTCAGACGGCATTTGGGCCGATAGGGTGGAGTGTCGTAACCCGTGTTCCTTGATACTCTTTCTAATAGCAGTCCAATCATAGTTATATTTCCTTTTAACTATTTTATCGACATCTTTTTTGTAAGTGTCAATAGGTAATATCCCGTCTGCATATTTAGTTCTATTGAAAAGTGTACATTTACCTTTCTCTTTTGCTAATTCATTACTTGCCTTGAGTAGATAATATTGAAACGCTTCTGTATATTCATCTACAAGTTTCCATGCGTCTGGACTATCATATTTTACTTTATTCTTTGCTAAAAAATGTGCAAGACCTATATACCCAATACCTAAACTACGTCTTGCTTTTGTTGACATTTCTGCAGCTTTTACTGGATAATTTTGTAAATCAATTAATTCTTCTAGACCTCTTACAGATAAATCACATAAGTTTTCTAGATCGTCTTTATCTTTTATTTGACCTAAATTAATCGCACTTAAAATACATAATGCAATCTCACCCTCACCATCAATATGTTGCAAAGGATCAGTAGGTAAAGTAATTTCTTGACAAAGATTAGACATTCTTACTACATCTTTAAAACTAGAATGAGTATTAGTATGATCTATATTCATGATATAGATACGACCTGTTTCTGCTCTTTCTTTTAGTATAGATAAAAATAATTGTTGAGCAGATATCTTTTTCTTTTTGACACTTGTTGCTCTTTCATATTTTTCATACAACTCATCAAATTCAGGTGTGCCAAAAGCGTCATATAATCCAGGAACATCATGTGGTGAAAATAAAGTTATATCTTTATTCTCTATAAATCTTTTGTAAAATAATTCTGATAATTGTATTGAGTAATCTAACTTTCTTACTCTATTATCTTCGGTGCCTTTATTATTTTTTAGAACAATTATATCTTCTATCTCTTGGTGCCAAATAGGAAAGTGTACAGTCGCTGACCCGCCTCGTACACCATTTTGAGTACAGCATTTAACCGTTGCCTCAAATTTTTTAAGAAAGGGAACGACACCAGTATGTTGTACTTCTCCACCACGAATACGAGAATTGATTCCACGGATTCTTCCAGCATTGATACCAATTCCTGCTCTTTGGGCGACATAACGCCCAATAGCCATATCGCTGCTGAAGATACTAGGAAGAGTATCGTCACTATCGACAAGGACACAAGAACTAAACTGACGCAAAGGAGTACGAACACCAGCCATAACAGGCGTTGGGATATTAATAAGATGTTGTGAAATAGCGTTGTAATATTTTTTAACATAATTTAACCTTTTATCTATTGGATAGTTTCTGAACAATGTTGCCGCAATCATCATGTACATAAATTGTGGCGTTTCAAAGATTTGACCAGATGATCTATCTTGCACCAAGTATTTATCAATGACTTGACGAAGACCTGCATATGAAAACAAATAGTCTCTTTCATGTTTTATCATGGTATTCATTTCTTCTATTTCTTCATCTGTGTACCAAACTAATATTTCTTTATCATACACACCTTTGTCTACACATTTTTTTATATGTTCTAATAAAGGCGGATGTTCCCATAATCTATGATGAAGTGATTTTCTTAAACTAAAAAGTAAAAGTCTAGCAGCCACATATTGATAGTTAGGGTTTTCTAGTGTGATTAAATCACTAGCAGATTTAATTAATATTTGTTGTATTTCATCTGTTGATATTTTGTCAAAGAATTGTATACCACTTGACATTTCTACTTGGGATTCTGAAACACCTGTCAAATCATGACAAGCATGTGCAACCATTTCGTGTATTTTTTCTAAATCAAGAGGCTCTGTCCCCCTACCGTTTCTCTTTATAACGTTAATGCTATCAGGTGACATTAAACCTCCTTCCAGTTATTTAACTGTTGATGTGCTGATAATTTTGAAAATGTATTATTATCTATAATACTTTGAACTTCTACTGGTGTCATACCTGCAATAACCATGTCATTAATATCTTTATATTTCAATGACTTTGGCCATACACAAATATTATAATTTTTTTCTATTAATTTTTTCATTTTATTCACAATCTCTATACTTCTTGGTTCATTATCGAATACATATGTTGCTTTTTGTTTGAGTGTTTGTACTTCTAAATCAGAACCCGCAACTGCGATAGCGTTAGGGAGGAATAAACTATCAATAGGTCCTTCTGTTATGTATATGGTTTTATTAACATCTAGTTTATCTAAACCATATATGCGTCTTTTTTTCTCATCTAGTTTGATTGTAATATACTTGGGTTGTTCATCACCAAAGGCACGACCTTGAAATGCAAACATTTTATTGTCAATATCTAAAAAAGGTATTATTGCTCTTGGATGATCTTCTTTGATAACTGGAAACTTATTGGGTATAAGTTTATTAACCCAATCGTAAAAATGCCATGTAACATAAAGTCTATCATGATAATCATTTAAACGTCTCTTATCAATAAACATTTTGTAAGCAGGGTGATTAGGTATCTTATCAAATCTTGTTAAATCTTTTAGTGCCTTATCATCAAACTTAACAGGTTCAAATTTAAACTCTGGCTCTTGTACTGTGTTATTGTTACCTGATTTGTATTTCTCTATAACATACTGTTTATATATTTGTGGATCAATATACTCTATAAGTTTACCAAGGGTTGTGCCTTTCGAACAGTTATGACATTTATAAAAATATTCATTCTTAACTGCATAGACAAAACCTCTAGCTTTAGATTTATTCTTTTTACTGTCACCACAATAAGGACAGCGAAAGTTAAAAAGATTTCTAGACTTCTTTTTAAATCTATCTAATCTAGGGGATATATTATAAAGATACTG